ATGAAAAAGATAGCTGCTATATCATTAATTAGTATTTTTATTATGTCTGGTTGTGCTGTGCATAATGATGAGACAAGTATCGGTAAATTTGGTCTTGCATATAAAAGTAATATTCAGCGTAAACTCGATAACCAATACTACACCGAAGCCGAAGCTTCTTTAGCCAGGGGTAGAATATCTGGTGCAGAAAATATAGTAAAAAATGATGCAACTCATTTCTGTGTTACTCAGGGCAAAAAAATGCAAATAGTTGAGCTGAAGACAGAAGGTGTAGGATTACATGGTGTCGCTCGTCTGACATTCAAATGTGGAGAGTGAGAATATTTTTTGGTAAGCGTCAAATATGCGCGTTCTGGCTGTGCGTAGCCGGAACCTGTGGGAGCACGATGCCGATAAGTGAAAGGCATCGTGCTATGAAGGAGGATTCTATCGATGTGGTCAATGGAAGACGGTTACCAGAGATAGGGCTTATGCATAAAAAAATAAGCCCGTGTAAGGGAGATTTAGGGTGTCACCAGTAGGGGCTTTCAACGGTACAATGCGGGTTTGAGCGGCATAAATTACCACTGAAAGCCCTTAAACGTTACTCTACTGTGGACACTGTGTGGACACTCTCGGCCTCAGTACCACCTCTTAGCGGATTAAGAGAAATGGCGTCCTGAAGGTACTCTGGCGCAAAATGAGCGTAAACCATAGTTTGCTCAATCCGCGTGTGACCTAGTATCCGTTGTAGCGTGATAATACTTCCTCCATTAATCATGAAATGAGTGGCAAAGCTGTGCCTTAGTGCATGTGTGGCTTGCCCCATTGGCAAATCCGGTTTTATTGCTTTCATTGTTCGTCTGAAGCGAGGGTAATCAGCATCAGGGAATAAAAAACCTCGTTTGTTATCCGCGATCATTTTGGCAACAGCCTCTGAGATCGGGACGGTGCGTGGTTTGTTTGTTTTCGTTTTAACAAACGTGACGCGGTTATGGATGATATTTTCTGCTTTCAAACGAGCTGCTTCTCCCCAACGTGCTCCTGTACTCAGGCAAAGAATCGCAATCTTTTTGTTGTCGCCGTCAAGTGCTGCAAGCAGTAAGGCAATTTCTTCCTGTGTGAGATAGCCTGTTTCTGGTTTTTCCTCCTTAAGCCTCTTTGTCCCTCTGATAGGGTGCTCACCAAAGAATAACTCCGCTTCAATCAGGGCTGTAAACATGCCGCTAATACATGTTAAATCACGATTGATACTCGAAGGTTTAATACCCTGACTTCTTCGGGTGGCGCAGTACTGGCTGATAAGGGATTTCGTGATTTGAAATGCGCATGGGTCATTCGTTATTTTTGTGAAGATTTCAATTTTTCCAAGATTAGATTTCCCATGCTCTTCGTGTTTACCCTTTAAATCCCACCAGATCTGTGTCAGTTCCGACAGACGTCGTTTGTCTGTTGGTTTTGATAGCCATTCTTTATTGTGGTGGTTGTACAACGTGTATTTTTCGAAAGCGACAGCTTCGCTTTTCTTATCAAACTTCCTACGGATGCGTTTTCCGTTACGTCCAGTAGGGCGGATGTCCACTTCATATCGACCATCATCGAGTTTTTTGATTGCCATCAGAAAACCCTCCGAGTGGTACTTTTTTTTGCTACTACTAATCGCTTTTTTCGTGGTGGCTGAAATTTAGCCACCAATAGTAGGCACTTGTGATGAATATATTCACGATAAATTGTTAACCAGTCTTTTGACCGGAGTGGGGCGACGTTGTTTCGTTTTGCCCAAAGTGTGCGAGAGCGGGCGCAATTTGCCCGGCTTCTGGAGCTACCTGATCAGTCATGAACCACAAAGTATATTTAGTAAATCTGGGATGTTGTAAGACCTTCATTATGGCTTCAACTCCAGCGTTTTTTGACCGGCTCTCATAGCTCGAAAGTGAGCTGTAGGCTACACCAGTTAATTCACTGAATTCTTTACGGTTTAACCTTTCAGATTCACGGATTAGCTTCAACTTCTCCGAAACGTCTATTGACATAATTACTCCGATTGCGTAATTTCTTGCTGATAGTGTGAAATGTTGTGCTTCTGGAGTTATCCTTTTAGGCAATAATTAGCCATTAGGAGCCATTAGAAGCACTAAGGGAGAATCGTAGCAGATGAATAGACAGCTTGTAAGCGTGACTGATGCCGTGCCTTATCAGGAGTTTGCAAAACTCATTGGTAAAACTCCAAGAGCTGTAAGGGGCATGATTGAGAAAGGGAAATTACCAGTTATTGAGATTACTGACCCTCAGTCAGTATCGGGGCGTGCTGGTGAATATTGGGTATACCTTCCGGCATGGAATAACGGACTAAAACTGGCTTATGAAAGCCGTCCTAAAGAGATTCGTGACGGCTGGTTGATGTGGTTAGGTCTCGGTGAACCACGTTAAGGAGAACCGTATGAATGAGCCTCGTTGTATTGCTCAGTTATTGCGTAACGAAAGCCCCAGGGCGATTGACTTCACCATCACCCACGGTAAGGGGCGTAAGGGAATCATTATCCGCACCAAAAAACAGAGTCCGTTAAAAAAGGCTCTGACCTTTCTGAAAAGCCGGAGGGTCTGGAAATGACAGTGATGACGCTCAATCTCGTTGAAAAACAGCCAGCAGCTATGCGCCGGATAATTGGTAAGCATCTGGCCGTCCCTCGCTGGCAGGAGACATGCGATTATTATAATCAGATGATGGAGCGCGAACGGTTAACGGTTTGCTTCCATGCTCAGTTAAAACAGCGTCACGCAACGATGTGTTTTGAAGAAATGAACGACGTCGAACGTGAACGACTGGTATGTGCAATTGATGAATTGCGTGGTGCATTCTCAAAACGCCGTCAGGTTGGCGCAAGTGAGTATGCATATATTAGTTTTTTAACAGTCAGTCAGCGTCGTACTTTATTTATGCATGCCGGATTGACTGAAAAAGAATTCAACCAGCCATACTGGCGAATTAATGAAGAGTCATGTTACTGGCGTGATGCTTTATTCCGTGCATTACGTGAATTATTCAGCCTGTTTGAGTATGCACCGACAATTCTGACGTCGGTTAAACCAGAGCAATATCTGCATTAAATAATTAACCAGAGTTTTTAACGCACTTAATCGTGCGGGGCTTCTTTTTGCCTGGAGAAAGTCATGCATATAGTTTCTGAAAATCAGTGCGGTAAATACGCATTACTGCTGCAACAGGCCAGAACCGAAGCACAGGCCGATGCAGCGACGCGCTTTTCTTCTCATCTTGACGCCATGATTCGCCACATCACAAAGGCGGAGTTATCCCGCGTGGAGATAGTCGAGCTGCTCAGTCAGGAGTCGGAAAAATTTCACAATATCGGATTGTCTCGCGGGGAGGTGCTTTGATGTCCTGTTCTCGTTCAATTGTATTACTGAACAATGCCTTAAAAATCTCCGTTATGAAAAATGGCGATTTGTCTCTTATTCAACTTAGGCTTGATAAAGAAAAACACGAAATAACTGAATCTGTTATCGCGATTTATCAGAACGAATTAAACCTCCTGTCTGATGTGGTCAATTTACTTGTGAAACGCGCTGTATTTCACAAGCAAATTTCCTCCGTAGACGAACTGACAAAAGTAACGGCTGAAATTGCCAGCTATTGCGCTGATGAATTTAAGAAACTGAACGACAAAAGGAGCTGGTAATGCCGGACAACGTGGATTTTATTCAGGAACAACAGGCTGAATTACTGGAGCGCCAGATTAACGCGGCAAGGGTAAAGCATTGCGGTGTTTCTGCGCTGGTTTGCGAAGAGTGTGACGCGCCAATACCTGCTGCCCGTCGTGCAGCTTATCCGGCAGCTTGAGAACGCGCTGGCACGTTGTGCCAGCCAGGTAAAAATGATTAAACACTGTCAGGAAGAAAACGATGCTCAAACCCGACAGCCTGCGCAGGGCGCTGACTGATGCCGTCACGGTGCTGAAAACTAACCCCGAGATGCTGCGGATATTCGTGGATAACGGGAGTATTGCCTCCACACTGGCGGCGTCGCTGTCATTCGAAAAGCGTTACACGCTCAATGTGATTGTGACCGACTTTACCGGTGATTTTGACCTGCTCATCGTGCCGGTGCTGGCGTGGCTGCGGGAAAATCAGCCCGACATCATGACCACCGACGAAGGCCAGAAAAAGGGCTTCACATTTTATGCAGACATCAACAATGACAGCAGCTTTGATATCAGTATCAGCCTGATGCTGACCGAGCGCACGCTGGTCAGTGAGGTTGACGGTGCGCTGCATGTGAAGAATATCCCGGAACCTCCGCCGCCGGAGCCGGTCACCCGCCCGGTGGAGCTTTATATCAATGGCGAACTGGTGAGCAAGTGGGATGAATGAGTTTAAGCGTTTTGAAGACCGGATGACCGGACTGATTGAGTCGCTGTCACCGTCAGGGCGTCGGCGACTGGCGGTAGATATTGCGAAGAAACTGCGCCAGCGCCAGCAGCAGCGAATTAAATTACAAAAAGGCCCAGATGGTACGCCGTATGTACCGAGAAAAAACCAGCCAGTGCGAAATAAGAAAGGCCGGATAAAGCGGGAAATGTTTGTGAAATTACGCACTAACCGGTTTATGAAAGCAACAGGTAGCGAGAGTGCGGCGGTGGTGGAGTTTGCCAGCGGAGTGCAACGAATTGCGCGAGTACATCAATTAGGGCTTAAGGATAAGCCGGGGCGTAATAGTGCTGTGGTGGAATATCCTGTTCGTGAGTTATTTGGTTTTGACAAGGAATCTATACAATTGATAGAAAGGGAGTTATTAGTGATTCTATCGAAAGATGTTATATGAGACGGGTGTTTATGGATGAAAAGTTTTCTATTTTGAGAAAAAGAGTAAAGCACTCTCAAAAGAAAGTTATGGATTGTATTATTGTTGACCATAATGCTGATATATGTGTGTTATGCGGGAGTTCTGACGATATTACTCGTGAGCACATTATTCCTCAGTGGGCCTTTGAGTCAAATACTGAAAAATCTTTAATTAATAAAAAGAATAATCAGTCAACTCATTACATTAAAGCCACTGTACCAGCATGCAGAGTGTGCAATTCTGATTTGCTGGGAGTGTTTGAGTATAACCTGAAGAAATTTCTTACGGAAAAGAGGGGAGAGGAGTTAACAGATTATGAGTATGATTGCATCATATGGTGGTTGCAATACATGGGTTTTAAGTTGCAATTAATGGATTTGCGGAACCGCTTTCTCAGGTATAAAGGTGGTGATTATATCCCGTTCCTTGCAAACTTTCCGGTTGCAATGTTTTGGGGGAATGTCGATACGACGCCGGGGGATGTCTTCAGGATTATACGAAAATCGCGACGCAATCTGATGTCGAAATGGAAGGATAAAAAACATAATTCTTTGATGGTTTTTGAAACATCAAACAAGAGTTTTCATTTCTTTCATAAGGTTGATGAATTTATTTTTATTGAAATGCCTCAGGTTAAGAAGGCGTTTTTCTTCTTTTTTAATAAAGAATTTGACAGCCATGATTTAGCTCATGAGGAGTGTATGAAGATTATAGAGAAGTGCTACAACTAATATTTATTATGTTGTGTCACAGCTGACAGAATCCTCCATGATTGCTGCTGGTATCGTCCAGCGGCATCCTTCCCGTTATGAACACTCTCGCAAATATTCAGGAACTCGCGCGCGCACTGCGCAACATGATTCGTACCGGCCTTGTCGTCGAAACCAACCTTAAAGCCGGTCGCTGCCGTGTGCAGACCGGCGGCATGTGCACCGACTGGCTTCAGTGGCTGACCCATCGCGCCGGACGTTCGTGCACATGGTGGGCACCTTCCGTGGGGGAGCAGGTGCTGATTCTGGCCGTGGGCGGTGAACTTGACACGGCGTTTGTTCTGCCGGGGATTTATTCCGGCGATAACCCTCCGCCGTCTGCGTCGGCGGATGCCCTGCATATCCGTTTCCCTGACGGGGCGGTGATTGAGTATGAACCCGAAACCAGTGCACTTACGGTAAGCGGAATTAAAACGGCCAGCGTGACGGCTTCTGATTCTGTTACCGCCACGGTGCCGGTGGTCATGGTGAAAGCATCAACCCGCGTCACCCTGGACACACCGGAGGTGGTCTGCACCAACAGGCTGATTACCGGCACGCTGGAAGTGCAGAAGGGCGGGACGATGCGCGGCAACATTGAACACACCGGCGGTGAACTCTCATCAAACGGTAAGGTACTTCATACCCATAAACACCCCGGCGACAGCGGCGGCACAACAGGGGGACCTCTATGACTGCGCGTTATCTCGGAATGAATCGCAGTGATGGCCTGACTGTCACTGACCTTGAGCATATCAGCCAGAGTATCGGCGATATCCTGCGCACACCGGTCGGCTCGCGGGTGATGCGTCGTGATTACGGCTCGTTGCTGGCGTCAATGATTGACCAGCCGCAGACCCCGGCGCTTGAGTTGCAGATTAAGGTCGCCTGTTACATGGCGGTGCTGAAATGGGAACCCCGCGTCACCCTGTCATCCGTCACCACTGAGCGCAGTTTTGACGGGCGAATGACGGTCACGTTAACCGGCCAGCACAACGACACCGGCCAGCCACTTTCGTTAACCATTCCTGTGAGTTGAAACCATGCCGATTATCGACCTGAACCAGCTACCCGCACCGGATGTGGTTGAGGAGCTGGACTTTGAAACCATTCTTGCCGAACGCAAGGCGACACTGATTTCCCTTTACCCGGAAGACCAGCAGGAGGCGGTCGCCCGTACCCTGACGCTGGAATCTGAGCCTCTCGTCAAACTGCTGGAGGAAAATGCTTATCGTGAGCTTATCTGGCGTCAGCGTGTGAATGAGGCCGCACGGGCGGTGATGCTGGCCTGTGCTGCCGGTAATGACCTTGATGTGATTGGTGCCAATTACAACACCACGCGCCTGATTATCACCCTGGAAGATGATTCGACCATCCCGCCGACACCGGCAGTGATGGAATCTGACACGGATTATCGTCTGCGTATTCAGCAGGCGTTTGAAGGTTTAAGCGTCGCCGGGTCGGTGGGGGCCTATCAGTATCATGGTCGCAGTGCCGACGGGCGTGTCGCGGATATTTCTGTAACCAGTCCGTCTCCGGCCTGCGTCACCATCTCTGTGCTGTCACGTGAAAATAACGGTGTCGCATCCGAAGACCTGCTGGCGGTGGTGCGTAACGCCCTTAATGGCGAGGACGTCAGGCCGGTGGCCGACCGCGTGACCGTGCAGTCTGCCGCCATCGTTGAATACCAGATAAACGCCACGCTTTACCTTTACCCTGGTCCCGAAAGCGAACCCATACGCGCTGCTGCCGTGAAAAAACTGGAAGCGTACATCACGGCACAGCACCGGCTGGGGCGCGACATCCGTCTGTCTGCCATTTATGCCGCTTTGCATGTGGAAGGCGTGCAGCGTGTCGAACTGACTGCACCGCTGGCCGACATCGTGCTCAACAGTACGCAGGCGTCTTTCTGTACCGAATACCGCGTCGTGACCGGAGGCTCGGATGAGTGATTCGCGACTGCTGCCGACCGGCTCATCACCGCTTGAAGTTGCCGCCGCAAAAGCCTGTGCGGAAATTGAAAAAACGCCGGTCAGGATTCGTGAACTGTGGAACCCGGATACCTGTCCGGCAAATCTGCTGCCGTGGCTGGCGTGGGCGTTTTCGGTCGACAGGTGGGATGAAAAGTGGCCGGAAGCGACAAAACGCGCCGTTATCCGCGATGCCTATTTCATCCACTGTCATAAGGGCACTATCGGTGCAATCCGGCGTGTGGTGGAGCCGCTCGGCTATCTCATCAACGTGACGGAGTGGTGGGAAAACAGTGACCCGCCCGGCACCTTCCGGCTTGATATTGGTGTACTGGAAAGTGGCATCACAGAGGCAATGTATCAGGAAATGGAACGGCTGATTGCTGATGCCAAACCTGCAAGCCGTCATCTTATTGGCCTGAACATTACCCGGGACATTCCCGGCTACCTGTTCGCCGGTGGTGTGGCTTACGACGGCGATGTAATTACGGTTTTCCTCGCATGGGATACGGTCACCAGTACCACCGCCACCGCGTATGCCACCGCCCGTGCGCTGGGTCTGCGCGCTAAAATCGACCAGGAGCAGGGCTGGCATAAAACGCTGTCCAACGTCGGGGTAAACGGTGTTACCGGCATCAGCGCATCTGTATTCTGGGATTTGCAGGAGTCCGGCACCGATGCTGACCTGTTGAACGAGTCTGGCGTCACAACGCTGATTCGCCGCGACGGTTATCAACAAAGAGTCAGACACACTTGACCAGACCGCCGCAAGGACTCATGCCGCCACGTATGGCACCGGTGGTTATATTCCGGCGACCAGCTCTTATGCAGGTTATCAGGCTTATCAGCCGGTTACGGCACCGGCTGGCCGCTCTTATGTGGACCAGAGTAAAAACGAATATCACATCAGCCTGACGGGTGGTACTGCGCCGGGGACACAGCTTGACCGCCAGTTACAGGATGCGCTCGAAAAATACGAGCGGGATAAACGTGCGCGCGCCCGTGCCAGCATGATGCATGACGGTTAAGGAGGTGACGAAAAATGATGCTCGCGTTAGGTATGTTTGTTTTTATGCGCCAGACGCTGCCACACCAGACCATGCAGCGTGAATCAGATTATCGCTGGCCGTCAAATTCCCGTATCGGTAAACGGGAGGCCTACCAGTTTCTCGGTGTGGGTGAGGAAAACATGACGCTTGCCGGTGTGCTTTATCCCGAACTGACCGGCGGAAAGCTGACGATGACCACGCTCAGGCTGATGGCAGATGAAGGCCGGGCGTGGCCGTTGCTGGATGGCACCGGCATGATTTACGGCATGTATGTCATCAGCAGGGTAAGTGAAACAGGGAGTATTTTCTTTGCAGACGGCACACCCCGGAAAATTGATTTTACGCTGTCGCTCACCCGCGTTGATGAATCACTGGCCGCGCTTTATGGCGATATCGGTAAACAGGCGGAATCGCTCATCGGTAAAGCTGGCAGTATGGCGACCAGATTCACGGGGATGACGGGGGCGGGATAATGCTGGATGCACTGACATTTGATGCAGGCAGTACGCTGACGCCGGATTACATGCTGATGCTCGACAGCAGGGATATTACCGGCAATATCAGCGACCGTCTGATGAGCATGACCCTGACGGATAACCGGGGCTTTGAGGCTGACCAGCTTGATATTGAACTGAACGATGCCGACGGGCAGGTCGGGCTACCGGTTCGTGGCGCTGTCCTGACGGTGTATATCGGCTGGAAAGGTTTTGCCCTGGTATGCAAAGGGAAATTCACCGTTGATGAGGTTGAACACCGGGGCGCGCCGGATGTGGTCACCATCCGCGCCCGGAGTGCAGATTTTCGCGGGACGCTCAATTCCCGCCGGGAAGGCTCCTGGCATGACACCACACTCGGTGCGATTGTTGAAGCGATAGCCTCCCGTAACAGGCTGGAAGCCAGTGTCGCTCCGTCACTGGCCGGAATTAAAATCCCGCACATCGACCAGTCGCAGGAGTCTGATGCGAAATTCCTGACCCGTCTTGCAGAACGCAACGGCGGTGAGGTGTCGGTAAAAATGGGAAAACTGTTGTTTCTCAAAGCGGGGCAGGGGGTGACGGCCAGCGGTAAAAAAATCCCGCAGATTACCATCACCCGCAGCGACGGCGACCGTCATCATTTTGCGATTGCTGACCGTGGAGCTTACACCGGCGTAACGGCAAAGTGGTTACACACCAAAGACCCGAAGCCGCAAAAGCAGAAGGTAAAACTGAAACGCAAAAAGAAAGAAAAACACCTGCGCGCACTGGAGCACCCGAAAGCGAAACCGGTCACGCAGAAGAAAGCGCCAAAAGTACCGGAAGCGCGCGAAGGTGAATACATGGCCGGTGAGGCTGACAACGTTTTTGCCCTGACTACGGTATATGCCACGAAAGCGCAGGCCATGCGCGCCGCTCAGGCGAAGTGGGATAAACTGCAACGGGGTGTGGCGGAGTTCTCCATCAGCCTGGCTACCGGTCGGGCAGATATTTACACGGAAACACCGGTTAAAGTGTCAGGCTTTAAGCGCGTCATAGACGAGCAGGACTGGACAATCACTAAGGTGACACATTTTCTGAATAATAGCGGCTTCACGACGTCTTTAGAGCTTGAGGTCAGGCTTTCTGATGTGGAGTACGAAACAGAAGATGATGAGTGATGTTTTTATTTTATCTGTTTGTTTTATAAGGATAAATTAACTAAAATGGCACCATCAATAAAACCGGAAGAGGTGCTCGCGATGTTTCATTGTCCTTTATGCCAGCATGCCGCACATGCGCGTACAAGCCGCTATATCACTGACACGACAAAAGAGCGTTATCACCAGTGTCAGAACGTGAATTGCAGCGCCACGTTCATCACTTATGAGTCGGTACAGCGATACATCGTGAAGCCGGGAGAAGTCCACGCCGTAAGGCCACACCCGTTGCCGTCAGGGCAGCAAATTATGTGGATGTAATTACAAACAGAAAGCCCCTCAGTCGAGGGGCTTTTTTGTCGATGTGGTCAATGTGTGGACGTGACCAGAAATAAATCCTTTTATTTCAATTTGTTGTACGTAAAAAATAAGCCCGTGTAAGGGAGATTACACAGGCTAAGGAGGTGGTTCCTGGTACAGCTAGCATTTTATGGGTTATGTTTTTCAGCGAAACGGATGATAACCTTAATAAATGCAGCTGTATGTGATCGGTTTCTAAGAATTTTCCATCCGGGAAAAATAATCGAAATTAATCACTTACCGTGTGGGTTACGCGTGGTTTCCCCGGAGAAATTACGCATCAGCAGAGCGTAATTGAGCTCAAGATCCTGCGGGACCGGGAGCCACACAGTATAACCATCGCCTGGTGCGACCGGCATCGCTTCACCTATGGCGTTTTCCATGTGCTCAAGGGTAAAGTTAATGTTGCCTTGCGGCGTCATCAGCTCAAGGCTGTCGCCAACGGAGAATTTATTTTTCACCGCTACCGCCGCGAGGTCCCCCTTGCGCTCACCGGTAAACTCACCAACAAACTGCTGGCGGTCAGAAACTGAATAACCGTATTCGTAGTTCTGATAATCGTCGTGAGTATGACGACGCAGGAAACCTTCGGTATAGCCACGATGCGCCAGACCTTCCAGAGTTTCCAGCAGGCTGGTATCGAACGGTTTGCCCGCAGCGGCGTCATCGATAGCTTTACGGTAAACCTGTGCGGTGCGTGCGCAATAGTAGAAAGATTTAGTACGGCCTTCGATTTTCAGCGAATGCACGCCCATTTTGGTCAGGCGTTCTACATGGGCGATGGCGCGCAGATCTTTCGAGTTCATGATGTAAGTGCCGTGCTCATCTTCAAACGCGGTCATATACTCGCCCGGACGCTGGGCTTCTTCGATCATAAACACTTTGTCGGTTGGCGCGCCGATACCCAGCGTCGGCTCAACATTTTGCACCGGAATCGGCTCGTACTTGTGTACGATGTTGCCAACGTCATCTTCTTTCCCTTCCTGGACGTTGTACTCCCAGCGGCAGGCGTTGGTGCAGGTACCCTGGTTCGGATCGCGCTTGTTGATATAGCCAGAGAGCAGGCAGCGACCGGAGTAGGCCATGCACAGTGCGCCGTGAACGAAGATCTCGATCTCCATATCCGGCACCTGATTGCGGATCTCTTCAATCTCTTCCAGCGACAGCTCGCGAGAGAGGATCACGCGGGTCAGGCCCATTTGCTGCCAGAATTTCACCGTCGCCCAGTTTACGGCGTTAGCCTGCACCGAGAGGTGGATCGGCATTTCAGGGAAGTGCTCACGCACCAGCATAATCAGCCCTGGATCGGACATAATCAGCGCATCCGGCCCCATTTCCACCACCGGTTTCAGGTCACGGATAAAGGTTTTCAGCTTGGCGTTGTGCGGTGCAATGTTGACCACGACATAAAACTTTTTCCCCAGCGCGTGGGCTTCATTGATGCCGAGCTGAAGATTTTCGTGGTTGAATTCGTTGTTGCGCACACGCAGGGAGTAACGCGGCTGGCCCGCATAAACAGCATCTGCGCCATAAGCGAAAGCGTAACGCATATTTTTCAGCGTTCCCGCCGGGGAAAGGAGTTCCGGTTTAAACAT